GAGCGGATCACAATACACACAGAACCCAATTAGTTCCCTTTCCCCCGCGATCCCCGGCGTGATTTTCTCTTGCCCCTCTCGGCAGCAGCTCCGTCGCCAGCTGGAGAAGGTAACGCATCCGTGGAAGACCCAGCACCGGTGCTGGTTGCGTTCCCCTTAACATGCTTCAACCTCGAGACAACGGTCTTGCGCGCTGCTCGATGCACACTGGCGCCAACCTGAGGCGCCGTCCCACCCTGTTGTGTAAGGTCCGGTGGCGGGGGTGGGGCCACAACCGGATTTGTGCAACCGTGCTCGGTGGGACAGTAGTTCCCGTAGGCTGAGCCGTAGTAGCTTGTAATTCTTTCTCAGCAGTTTCTCTCGTCTCTGCTTCATGTTTTACAACCAACTTTAGCTGCTCACGTAGAACCCCAAGATAGTTCATCATGGCATCCCGTTGTTCTTGAGGGATGACGCCACTGAGCTTGGTGCGAATGGTATGCATGTAACTGTTCAACTTCACCCTGCGCTCTGCCAGCTCCTTAGCCTTGCGCTCGGTTTCCAGGTTCACAAACGGCGGCAGGGGTGGGGCACCAGGCGGAATGGGAGCTGCAGAGACTGGTGGAGGGCCCTTCGGTTTTGGGGGCCACAAACCAAGCCAGCCAGGCGGTTTGCCCATAGCAGCAACTTCCATTATGGTAAACCTCTTCCCCTCCATGAGCTGGCGCCGTTGCCACTCCATGACCAGGGCCCTCCAATCATTCCACTGGCAGTCGTAAACGCCCTTGTACAGGCTCCCTTGGTCCTTAACGGACAATTTGGCGATGTCAGGGTCACGATGCTGAACCGGGGGTGCAGTACCATCTTTTCCGTTTTGGACAATCTGAACCGTACGATGATCCAGGTCCTCGGTCATGATGGTAATACCCGGCGGCCGCAAATGTATCCTCTGAGCCCAAGGTGGGTGTCGCTCAATTTCAAGGAATGTACGCGGTTGCTCGAACCATGCAATCATGGAGTTGAAGTCCCCGCCCTCAATCTCACCCCTAGCCTGCTCCTCCATCCACTCACAAAAGTAATTGGTGTACACCCCCGCATTGATATTGTAATTCAAAGCGGAAAACACCTCCCTGTATGTCCAGCCGTATTCCTTCAAGCCAGCTGCCAAAATGCAATCGGCAACTGTAGAGATGGCAAACGAGTCCGGATCAACGGTCTTGATGGCACATGCTTTAAGGAACAGGTTCATGCGACGCGCCAGAGGGTTGTCGGCATGCCTGTCCGTGCAGTTCATAAACTTCGTGAAAACCCTAGTTGGGTCCTGGCAATTACAAAAGTCACCAGCCTGCACTCTTTCCATGCTACCATACATGCGTCCGAGGTAAACAAACGGGACGGTCGCTAACTTCTCGACGAACTTCGGCTCGTGTCCGCTCATGCGCACGGCCTTGTTGAAGCACGACTCCGTTACATCGACCATCAAGCTATCATCACCCGAAATAAGCACACAGGTGGCCATCTTCGCAATGGCCTGCTCATGCGTTAGGCCCATCTCGCGAAAGGCGACGTATATCATGCAACCAGTCTCCGCTGAATTCGCACACGACGTGTCAGGCACTCCAGAACCCTGACACCAACCATTCGTGTAATTCCAGCCGAATCTGGTGAAGATGTTCATGCCAATGGTTTCACGATGTGCCCTGAGAAACGCCCGCTGGAACTGGACTTGGAATGCCTGGTTCAAGGACGAAAAGAGCACCCTACCCATCAAACCCCTACGCCCATCCATACGCTTGATGTCCCCCTCCTTGATTTTACCAGTGCTACTCCTGCACACGGTTGCGACTCTGGCTTCCGTTTCTGCTGGAGTGAGGCCAATGGAATACCAATGGAAGTTCTTCAGTAGATTGGACAAAACATGCGTAAAACCCAGGTAAACATGCTTTTGGTACCCCTCATATGGGGTAATGGCACGAGGTTCAAATTTCACGCCCCCTACCTTATGCTCACCGCCGGCCTGCTCCATTTTCAAGAACGAAGTAACCTTGGGGTCACCGCTCTTGTCGCCAAGAATGGATCGAATAATCGATGCCTCCTTGGCTGGAGTGTCCTGCTTGAACAAAACCTGATCCCAATCCAGTGGACGTAAGTCCCCCTTTCCTCCAGACAGCAGGTACTGACTGAATTCATGCACATAACTGAGGACCTGCACACTAAGCTGACCGTCGTCGAATGGGTGTTGCTGAATATCAGTGACCCGACTCTTGACTCCAAGAGCCTCGTTCGATTTGGATTGCACGGCGCTGACCCCCGGCTGAAACAACGGGTACCCAAGTGCATGCATGCCACGTTCCATTTCTGGTTGGTAATCTCTCCGACAGGCATCGTACAGGACGATGAAATCCTGGTCATTGACATCGACATCACGAACGTCGGTAACAATGTCTATCAGGAAGTCTCGATCGGAGACAGACTCAACGTGGAGCGCTTCCCTAGCGCTACAGGGGGTGAGTTTGGCTCTTGCCATGGCCTCCTCCCAAGCCAATGTGGTATACTCCCTATAGAAAGTATTCTTATTAACGGAGACATATACCTTGGACCCTTCACGCGAACCTGGCTTGTAGACGCGAAGGATTGAGTACATGTTCCGCTTGCCAGCAACCGCTACCTTTAATCGCTTGAGCGGCTTTGACTGGACCACGGGCGGCCGCGACACCAACAAATTGGTCAAGATGGAACGAAAGAGGGCTAGCGTACCCGCAGAC